TAAGTTGTAAGAGTTAATTATTTTAAGGAGTAAATAAATATGACAAGATATCAATTTATGGCATTATGCGGTGAGCATTTAATAGATGTAGGCCTTGCCTTAGAAAACGAAGATGTTAGAGAAGCATTATCTAAAAAAGATGATGATTTAGTAGAGCAATTACTGATGGAACAGTTTTAAGGAGTAACTAAAGATGGAAAAATTAACTGAATACGAATTACTAAAAAGACTTGATAACGAGTTTGCAGATGTAGACTTTAGTGTGCGAGACTGTGCGACTAAAGGTGTTGTAGCTATGGTTTATTTTTATGAAGATAAATTTGAGGAGAGTGCATGATGAAAAAATATAGATTGACAGCTACCTTACCTATTGTTGTTAATGCTTATGTTGAAGCAAAGTCTATTGATGAGCTGTGGACAAAAGTAGAAAACAATCAAGCTGTATGGTTTTCAAGTGAGCATGATAAATCTTTTTCACATAATGAAGATATATATGATTATGAATTAGAGGAGAATGATAATGAGTGATGAAGAAAATACTAAAATACTAGAACATATTAGTTTTGTGATAACAGGACTGAATGTGTTCCGTGACCGAGAGGATTTACTAACTGATTTGTTTAATCATGTGGAAGCAGAGATGTTAGAGAACCCTGTGCCTGTGACAGAATATAGAATTATAAAAGCTGTGATAGGATTTATGGAGACTTTATGTGCTGATGCAGTATCAGAAGCACAATTAACGGAGATGGCAGAACAGGCAAAGGCTACTCTTTAGATTAACTATTTTCACACGATACTGGAGTAGTTTTTGCTTATTAGTTTGTGGCTAAGACGGGACAGGAGAACAAAGTTAATATTTATATTACTCCTTGTTAGTTTTAGTCACAATTTAACACTAGTATGAGAAGGAAGAATTTGTGTTGCTTTCCAAGACTGGGTTGAGTAACCAACATTCTGACCTTGAATACTTGTAGTCTCCCCAACAGTATTGATACTGACTGTTGGACGACTTTAAAAGCGTAAGTATTAGTGCTGACAGACACTATAAAAACCGATAATCATGTTGCTGTTGGAGGAGTTGGTAGTTACTTCGGGATTACAAAACTACCACTTAGTTAAACGGAGGTAATTATGACTAAGACTGAAATATATACTAGACTTGCTGAACTGCAAGAAGGAGCTTTAGGACTGCTAACTGAGAAGCTTAGAAGTTTTAATAGACATTGTATTGATAGAGAGTTAGAGAAAGCTGACTATGAAGTTGATTATAGTTACATAGCTAGTTGTGCTATTGACTTAGATTATGTTGAAGATATCAATAATGAAGTATCAGATATCTTAGAGAACTTGGAGAAGCATAAGCTTTATGATAGGTGAACTTATTTCGCAATACGGTAGACCCCAAAGCCGTGAGGCTTTTATCTTTAAAAATCGACAGGGCTTTTTTGTCGAGCTTTATCGTGGCACTTTACTCATTAGAGTAGTTGAGTGTTTTGACCATTCCCAAAGCTATGCTGAAGATGTGGCAGAGAATTGGGTACAAAGAATTCTAAACTGAGGTAGTTTATGAAAACTTATGAAGTCTATGCTAAACAGCCAACGCACTACAAAGTTAGAGTAGAAGCTAATTCTGTGGACGAGGCCTTACAAATAGCTGACCAAACTGGTGGGAGCAAATGGGAACTAATCAAGCACGGAGCTTGGCAGAACTATCACGTTAGCGAGGTTTTTGATGAGTGACTTAATAGAATTACTACTTGCTCTTATCTTCTTTTCTGTGTTAGCATTTTTTGCATGGGAGTCAACTAAGATGGTTGACGACAAAAACAGGAGGAAATGATGGATTTATTTTTAAAAGTGTGTAATGACATTGCTCAAGAAATAACAGAAGATTTATCAAACAACAAAGAGGTTGAATACTGTGAAGACTGTGGCGACCCTGTCGATAAATGTTCTGGCTACAAATGTTGGATAAGATGAAGACGAGAAAGATAGATGTTTTTTTTATGCGAAAGTTTGACGAGTATTGTAACGACCAATTACATTACACTAACTTAGCAGACCAAAAAGACTTCGACACCTATATCGCAACTAATAAGAACTTCTTGGTTGCTTTGTATGTGCAACAAAGAAGATTAGAAAGAAAATTAATTAACGGAGGAATAAAATGAAGAATATAGTAATATCAACTTTAATAACTTTAATGCTAGTGTCAGCTACCTATATTTTACTAGGCAATTATGTCAAGCAAACTGTAGAGCAGACACCAGATTATGTCGTAGAATTTAACAAGACTAAGCAAAACTTATTAGCTAGAGTAAATGCTTTGGAAGTACAGAATGAAGAACTAAGATTAGAAAATAATGGTATCTTTCAAACTGTGTTAGTAGTAGAACGAAGCTTAAAAACTTTAAGCAACTTCGCAGAGCTTAGTGAAGCTGAGCAAAACAACTTAGCTTTAAGCTTAGCAGAACTACAAACCCAACTAACTCAGCTAGAAAGCAGTACAACTGAAAGCTTTATGAGCTTAGCTACAGAATTAGAGCTATTACAAACAAAGCCCTTAGTGGCCACACAAGAGCCGGAAATTGAGACCCCTTATATTGTCTCTAATGCAGTAGAAAAAGTTGTGGCAGAGCCTGTGGCTTGTCCTAAACCGGTAAAGAACAGAAGTTTCTCTTACTATATTAGGAATGTAACTCTAAAGAACTCAGTAGCTTTTAGAATTGTGTATGATTTAGCAGAAGGTAAGCCTGTTAATGTTGAGTTTGAGTCTAATCCACCTAGTAGTCTTAGACGAGCTAGTATGAGATACCTAAGTAGCTTAGACTTTGGGACAGCAACAGCTAAAAACTGTTCAATACCTTTTAAGATAAATGTTTAAGATGCAAGAAAGTATTATATTAAATAGAGAATTATTTAGAAAATTTGATAATTTTGTAATTACTAATTATGAAAATATCTTTAATAAAACTGGAGTAGTTTATGAAGTTGAATGTTTAGCAGACGATAACTTTAAAATTACTCTTTATAATAACCAAACTATCTCCTTAGCTAAAATAGTTGAGGAGATTAGCTTATAGCTCTTGACAGACTTCTGTTCAGAACTATAATAGTTTATGCAATTATGCCAAAAACGGAGAAAATTTATGGCAATACAAGAAGGAATAGCCTACTGGGCTAGTGTAACTACTCCTAATACCAAGTATGAACCTGTTTATACTGTGGACTTAGTAGTGAGTGACGATGTCGCCAATGACTTTGAAGCTCGTGGTTTTAAAACAAAAGAAATCACAATGAATGATGAAGTTGTCGGAAAAGCAATAACTTTTAAAAGAAAGGTGAATGGCCCTAACGGAATGGTTAGACAGTCTCCTAAGCTTTTAGATGCAAACAAAGTTCCAATAGATGAACTGGTCGGTAACGGCTCTAAAGTTAGAGTGCAGTATAACGAGTGGGAAACATCTAATAAGTATGGTGACTTTAAAGGCTTGGATTTTCAAGCTATGCAAGTTCTTGACTTAGTTCAATATAAATCTAGTGATGGTTCAGAGTTTGATGCCATCGAAGGAGGAGAAGAATTCTAATGATTATTAGTATTAAAAATGATGAAGGTGAAGTAACTAACTTCGATGTTACTGCTATTGCAGATGAGCAGAAGAAGAATGATGCTACTGTGATGGTCAACAAGGTAGGTAATCTATCTGTTGTTATCGAAGCTTTAGACTTTGCTAGTCGTACACATAGAGCAAACTTAGAAGAGCTATTAAAAAGCTGTCCTGAGTCGCAAGTGGAAGAAAGTGCTGAAGAATCTACTGAAGATTCTGAGGAAACCTAACCACAATTTTTCATATATTCTGATAGGGTGTCTTCGGATGCCCTATTTTTTTGAGGTCAAAGATGGAACAAGATTTAAAATTTAAGAAATGTCACTTGCCTTGTCCGGCTTGTGGTAGTAGCGATGCTCTTTCGGTTAATGAGAATGGTTCAGCTAAATGTTTTAGTTGTGATGAGTTCTTTCCGAAAGGAGTAGACAAACAAGATAATATCGTATCTAATAAAACTAATATGACAGAAACAGTTAGAGAACTAAATGCTCATGGCGGAGTCTTCGCTAAGTTAGCAGATAGAAATATCTCAAGGGAGACTGCTGAAAAGTATGGAGTTAAAACTGTTTATGATAGTGCCGGTCAAACAGCACAACATATTTATCCTTTGTATATCAACAACGAACTAACCTCTAATAAGATTAGATATGTTCGAGATAAAAAGTTTAGCTATGATGTTAGCCCTCAAGGGGTTGGTTTGTTTGGTCAACAACTATTTAAAGAAGGTGGTAAGTATTTAACCATAACTGAGGGCGAGTGTGATGCGATGGCCGCTTACGAATTACTAGGCAGTAAGTGGGCAGTTACCTCTATCATTAGAGGAGCTTCCGGAGCAGTCAAAGATATTAAAGAGAACTTAGAATACATAGAAAGCTTTGATAATATTGTCATTTGTTTTGATAAAGATAGACAAGGCATTGAGTCAGCCAAGAAGGTTGCTAGTATTCTTAAGCCCGGCAAGGCTAAGATAGTCACCTTACCTAATGGCTACAAAGATGCTAATGATATGCTTCTCAAAGGCAAGTACAAAGAATTTGTTAGTGCTTGGTGGGATGCTAAACTCTATACCCCTAGTGGTATTATTAGAGTGTCAGAGAAGAAAGATTCTTTTTTAGATAGAGAGAAGAAAGAGTCTGTGCCTTATCCTTGGGCGGGACTAAATGAAAAACTATATGGCATGAGACAAGGAGAGTTAGTAACTTTAACTGGCGGTACAGGACTTGGTAAGTCTAGTATCACAAGAGAGCTAGAACATTGGTTGGTCAAACAGACAGATGACAATGTCGGCATTATAGCCTTGGAAGAAGACTGGCGAAGAACAGTGGATGGTATTCTATCTATTGAAGCTAATGCTCGATTGTATGTTGACCAAGAACGAGAAAAGTTTGATGACTCTACTTTGGTAGATATGTTTGATAAGATATTTAAAGATGACAAGGTTTTTATTCATGCTCACTTTGGTACTAATCAGATAGATGATATCTTTGCTAAGTTAAGATACTTGATTGTTGGTTGTGATTGTAAGTGGGTAGTGGTTGACCATCTACACATGCTTGTTAGTGCTTTAGAAGAAGGCGATGAAAGACGAGCCATAGATAATATTATGACCAGACTTAGAAGTTTAGTAGAGGAAACTGGAGCTGGTATTATCTTGGTCTCACACCTGAGAAGAGTAGACGGCAACAGAGGCCACGAGAATGGTATTGAGGTTTCGCTCTCACACTTAAGAGGGTCTAACAGTATTGGACAACTAAGTGATTGTGTGATAGCATTAGAAAGGAATCAACAGTCCGATGACCCTGAAGAGGCTCGGACAACTAGACTTAGAATCTTAAAGTCTAGGTATACTGGAGATGTCGGAATGGCAACTGCTTTAATTTACGATAAAGAAACAGGAAGATTGTCTGAACATCTTGATACTGAATTTAGTATGACAGAGAAGCAGACCTCTATTGCATTTTAATGGAATTAGTATTTGATATAGAAACAAATGGATTGCTGTGGGAATCTACACTAAAAGACCATGAGACTGGTGAGGTCACAAACTTACCACCGGCCTCTAAAATTTGGTGCATTGTTGCTATTGATGATACTGATAAAGTACATACCTTCACACCAGAAAGTATTGACGAGGGCATTGAGTTTTTAAAATCCGCTGATATCTTAGTTGGGCATAATATCTTAGGCTTTGATATTCCAGCTATACATAGGATTAAAAAGATAGATTTATCTACTCATGTTAATATTCTTGATACCTTGACCTTATCAAGATTACTACATCCTACTAGGGAAGGAGGACATAGCCTAGAGAAGTGGGGATGGAAGCTCAACTGCCCTAAGTCAACTGCTCCAATGTTTACTGAGTACAGTAAAGACATGCTGGATTATTGCATTCAAGATGTCAGGTTAAACAAGAAAGTTTTAGAGAAACTAAGGAAAGATAGTGTGGGTTTCTCTAAAGAATCAGTAGAAATAGAACACAAAACTACACAAATATTAATTGAACAAGAACTAAATGGTTTTCTGTTCGATGAGAGAAGAGCAATAGATTTATTAAGTTCTTTAAATAAACGAAAGAAAGAAGTAGAGGATGAAGTTCATGCTACTTTTAAACCTAAGTGGATTCCTGTAAAAGAAGTCACACCTAAGTTAAAAAAAGATGGCACCTTATCTAAGTCTGGACTTACCTCCGTTGAGTATCAGGAAAGAGTTGAAACTAATGACACTACTCCTTTTACCCGAAAAGAACTTAGAGAATTTAATCTCGGCTCTCGTCAGCAGATTGGTGAGTACTTGATAGACTTTGGGTGGAAACCTAAAAGGTTTACCCCAACTGGTCAACCTATTGTTGATGAAGGTACTTTAAGCAAGATAGCACACATTACAGAAGCTCAACTCATAGCTGAATATTTATTATTACAGAAGCGAGTTGGCCAGATTGAATCATGGGTTGACAGTATTAAGAAAGATAATCGAGTACATGGTTCTGTTATCTCTACCGGAGCTATTACTGGTAGGATGGCACACCGCAACCCTAACATGGCTCAGGTTCCAGCAGTTTACAGTCCTTACGGTAAGGAATGTCGAGCTTGTTGGACTGTGCCGGAAGGATATAAATTAGTAGGTATAGATGCTTCAGGTTTAGAACTGAGGATGTTAGCCCACTACATGTCAGATGAGGAATACATAAATGAAATTATCAATGGAGACATTCACACAACTAATCAGCAGTTTGCTGGACTTAAATCAAGAGATGAGGCTAAAACTTTCATCTATGCACTTATATACGGAGCCGGAGATGACAGAATTGGAAGCATCGTGGAAGGCAATCGAGCAGATGGTAAACAACTGCGAGAACAGTCCCCTACCAATTTACCAACACTAAAGGCCCTTAAGACCAAAGATGACACAGCAG